GTCACCTGACTCTGTACAACTTGATTCTGGTAAATGGTCATTAGACAATTGGGGAGAAGATATATTAGCACAACAACTTAATGGTAGTTTATATTATTGGGACACATCAGCTAGTACGTCAACTGTGCAACGAGCAAATAGAACATCAGTTTCTGGTGCACCTACCTCTAGTAGGTTTGTGTTAGTTTCTGGTACAGATAGACATGTAATTTGTTTTGGCACAGAAACAACAATAGGTACACCATCTACAAGAGACGATATGTTTCTTCGTTGGTCAGATCAAGAAGACCCTGCAACATGGACACCTACTGCTACAAACACAGCTGGGTCACAAAGGCTTACAGATGGATCAAAACTTGTAACAGCAAAACGTTCACGTGGTGCTGTTCTTGTGTGGTCAGATACTGCATTGTATCAAATGCAATTAATTGGTGCACCATTTGTATTTGGTTTCCAACAATTAGGTTCTGCTTGTGGTTGCATAGGACAACACGCAGCTGTAGAATCTAATGGCAGATCATTTTGGATGGGCACAGATTCTTTTTACACATTTGATGGTTCTGTGCAAAAAATACCGTGTAGTGTAGAAGATTATGTTTTTGGTGATATAGATGAAGCATCACAAAAAGATACATTTGCAGGATTAAACGTTGAATTTAATGAAGTTACTTGGTTTTATTGTTCTAGTGGATCTAACGTTATAAACAGATCTGTTACATATAATTATTTAGAAAATGTTTGGTATGTAGGCACACTAGCTAGATCGTCATGGTTTGACAAAGGTGTCTATGGTTTTCCACAAGCAATGGAGTTTGATAGCACAGATACAACATCAACGATAAGCACAATAACTGGTCTTACTGCTGGTAGAAGTTTTTTATATAGTCATGAAAATGGTAACAACGCAGATGGTACAGCATTATCATCATCAATTACATCTGGT